TCAACGCCTTAATTTATCTGGCTTTCGCCACTGATAGGGTGGCGCTTCCATGCGCTGGCGGTGCCGCTGTTTAGCGGCCAACACCATAGCTGTTTTAGTGCGGATTACCAGCTTATCCTGCCCGTTAAGTTCATGGCCCAATTGACGTGCCATTTCGTCGATCACAGACTCAATTTTCTTGTGTTTGAGCATATTCAAATCCCGGTAAATTCGGCAAGTCGCTGCTTATGGCTATCGCTCATATCGAATGCAAAATCCTCGTGCTCTGCCTGGAATGTGCCGAACGCCATAAGCGCAGAAACCGCAGGGTCTATCTTGTTGGAGGATTTCTTTTTGTTGGGCTTGATATTGGCATTGGCGTCGGACTCCATCACCACGTTACCAATCGCCCAGGCCAGAACCGGATCGCCACGATGACGCACCACCTTGCGGTTAACAAAAACCTCAAAGGATTTCGCTACCGGGCTGAATTTCAGATAGGTTTGCGGGAACGGCTCCACATCGAGGCCAGCCCCCTGCAACTGAGTGCGCAAGTGTGTGGCGTTCCACGTATCAAAGCCCACCAGCCGGATATTGAATGTTTCAGCGTCGCGCAGGATATCGTCACGGATGCGGTCATAGTCGATACAGTCGCCGGGCGTGGTGCGTATCCATCCCGCTTTTACCCACTGCCGGTAGATGGCGCGGTTTTTGTTGGCGACGTTAAGCAACTGCGCTTCCGGCAGATAATGGCGGGTCAGCAGGCGGATCTCCCTGTCGAACGGGAAAGCGTAACTCACGCTGGTGATGTCACTTGTAGAGGACAGGTCAAATCCGGCGTAGCACTCCATACCGGCAAGCTCTTCTTCGGTATAGTCAAGCGCACAGGCATCCCATGCACCGGCACCCATCCACGGCGTGGAGCCCTGACACCAGATATTGAAACGTTTGGTCAGCATTTCCACCCACTGCGACGGTATACCCCGGGCTTTCTGGATGGTGGATTCCAGTTTCGCCGCGTCAACGGACACATGCAGGTTAGGGTTGGCCTTGATCCACATTTCAGGCTGCTCAACCTCGCTTTCGTCGTCCAGCTCGTAGATCAGGACAAACAGCGAATCGTTGCTCTCTTCCCCGGCAAGAATCTGGCAGCAGTAGTCGTAATGCTGTTTACAGGCGGAGACAACGTTACTCCCGGCGGTCGTGATGGCGAACAAAATCGCCTCAGGACGTGCGCCCATACCCAGCTCAAGCGCGGAATAAACGCCGTTATCCGGGTGAAGGTGGTACTCATCGACAATCGCCAGGCTGGGGTTAGTCCCCTCGATGGTGGCCGCCTTCGCCGCCAGCGGCTTTAACAGGCTGTTGCTCTTCGGAAAAATAACCTTGTGCGCCTGAATATTGACGCGCTTTTTCAGCGGTTTTGACAGCAGGCACATCTGGCGGGCATCGTCGAACACGATTCGGGCCTGATCCCGGCTTACCGCCGCCGTGTAGATATCCTGCTGGCCCTTCTCCATTACCAGAAACCAGTTAGCCAGCATGGCGGCTACGGTTGATTTGGCGTTCTTGCGCGGCACCTCAATAAAGGCGCTGCTGTACTTACGGCGGCCTGACTCCCTAACTTTAAAGCCCAGCAGGTTAGCAAAAGCGAACTGCTGCCACGGCTCCAGCTCGATTGACTGGCCCCGCAGCGGGCCTTTGACGTGCGGACAGAGCCGGGAGAAAGCGATAAACCGCTCCACGGTCGCCGCGTCGAACACATAGCGGGGGTCATTCAGGTCTGAAAAGTACCTCTCAACGGCCTGTTTCACGCGCTTACAGGCCGGAATTTCACCCGATTTAATGGCGTTTGCGTAATCATCCCAGACGGTCAAGATCATCCTCCTCTTCCGTTTCTACCGGATTACGGCGGCGGCTTACCGGATCAAAGCCCAGCAGTGACGACATTTTTATGAGAATTTTTTCGGCATCAGCTTTTGCGCTCAGCGCCGGATTCCGGCTCTCACCACCCTGGCTGTTCACAATGCTGAATCCCCGCGTGGAAAGGTCTTCCACGGCTTTGCGGTACATCGAGTAGTTGACGCAGTACAGCTCAAGGTTGTTCCAGTCGGCAGGCGTCAGATCCCCGCGCTCCGCCAGCTGCTTCGCCTTTGCTTTCCACTGCTGCGCCGCGATTTCATCAAGATAGGCGGGCGGTTTGGGTGGTCTTGCCATAACTTACTGTTTACCTGTCTGTTTTATTTTCAAAAAAATCACTGTGCGTAAAAATTTGAGGGGGCGGGTGGTTCCTCGCTGAGAGGGGTTTGTCCTGAAAACCTCCCCCACCCCGTCCATGCGGCCTGTCAGCGGTTGCGAAAGCATTCCATAAGCTCCCGGTCACGCTGGCTCATGCGCTTTGCTACGGGCTTCGTATGCGTTCTCTGTCTGGCTGGTTGCCATGCTTCGCGCTGCTTTATCAGCCCACTAATCAGGCGCTGCTGTTCCTGCTCAGTCATTGTTTGCCTCATAGATCCAGTCAGTGCGATGACGTTCTGCTTCTTCCTGCTCACGGAACTTACCGGCTTTACGCTTCTGCTTCGTCACCGGATCTGTTGTGGTTGTCTTCCGACCATGACAGGTAGCGCATAACGACTGGTGATTACTGGCGGGCCAGAACAGCACATCAGCTTCACCCTCGATAGGAATGATGTGATCGACGATAGTTGCCGATGTATAGACGCCAGCCTTGAGACAGTGAACACACAGCGGATTAGCTTTCAGAAAATGACGACGGTATTCGCCCCAGCGGTTGGAGTAACCGCGCTCTGTTCGTGTACCTCTTCGGCTGTCACTTTGTCGGCGGGCATCCCGCTTATGCTCATCACACTTGCCGGACTTCACCCGCTTATTGCACCCCGGCTCATTGCACCGGCGTAGTGGTTGCCACGGCATCAGTACACCCCCACATCTCGGTAGACAGACCACAACGCAGAGACAGCCATCGGTATCTCTTTGGCGTCGGTGTCACCAATCATCGTGCGGTACTCGTACAACTGAGAAACGTACATCAGGCAGCCGATCTTAATAGCGGGCGTGAACTCCAGACCGTTATCAAACCGTTTGCCGATATGCTTCTGGCAGACCTCGAGCGCCGCATCGATGTACGCCTGTATCAGCGTATCTTCGTAATCATCATCAACACGGCAATGCAGCTTTGCTTCTTCCAGGGTGATTTCTGCTGTCATTTTTCCGTTCCTGTCTTGCAGAGAATTTCTAACCGGGTGCCTTCCGAATCAGGAACAGGAGGCCCGATAATATTGAGAGTGCTGCCAGCAAACGGGCCAGTAAGCACTTTCAAACGGTTGGCGGCGGTAATATCACGGCGGAAGCGTACCCATACGCGGATCGTCGCATCAGCAACCTCGGCACCTGATGCCATTAACTCACGCCCGCTGATCCCCTTAACCTCTCCCCAGATGGTTTCCCCGTCTTCCCATGCCTCAACAACCTGACCGGATGGCTCCCTGTGGGTTGTGAATACCCGAATAGTTATCCGGCTTCTCAGACCTCCGGCTCTCATTCGTCACCTTCTTTGTTGTCCTTACTGATCTTCACTTCCTGCTTCCATGCCTGGCTGAACTCGTCACCTCCTTCACGCGGTGGCATCCCCTCACGCTCTCGGGCTTCGTTCGGGTTCATGATCCCGTTCTTAATGCCGCGCTCATAAGTGGCATAACGTTCGGTTGGCGTGGCGCGGAGAAGGTCAGCAGAGTCAAACTCCACCTGATAGCGGGTTCCCGGAACGGGAGAGGCCACCAGCAGTGCAGATTTGATTTGTTGTTCGAAGTTCGCCAGCCACGGGCGCATCGTCATGGTGAGAAAGGCGCGGCTCGCTTCGCTGAAATTGCTGTAGGTGCTGTTGCTGTATTCCTGCAGGAAGATGGGAGAAACGTTAAACATGCGGGCAATATCTTCGATGGTGAAGCGCCGGGAGGCCAGCCACTCAGCATCCTGATTGCTCATGCCAAGCTGCTTATAGTCCATGCCACCTTCAAGGATCGGTGTTTTACCGGCATTTCTGGCACCTTTGTAGCGCTCAAGCGCGTCCAGCGCCTGTTTACCCTTCACACTATCGAGCCATTCAGCAGTAGTGACTACGCCCGCCGCCATCATGCCATCTTTCATAATGCTGGCGCCGTGGCGCTGCTGGGCCAGACCTAACCCCAGCGCCTCACGGCAGATGGTGATCGGCGAGCGCCCCAGAAAACCATCATCGGTCGAGTAACGCAGGTGCAGAATCTCTTCCTGCAAGTAGGTGCGCACTGCCCCGGTAAACGGTTCAGTAACGGTGTATTTGTACTTATGCTGGCCGATACGCTCAGGAACAACCGCCCCCGGCGCATACGGATGCAGGGATTGCGGCTGACCGTCGCGGCCCCACTGGATCACCGCATAGGCGTTACCATTCAGCAGGCAATGACGCATCATCGTGCGCTTGAACTGGTAAGGCGTCTGGCAGTCGTTCGGTTGCTCGTTCAGGAGAAAATCTACCGGATGATTACTCAACCACTCCCGCGCTTCTCGCCCGTTATCGTTGCGCACGCGGTAGAGATAGCAGGGCATTGTTGCCACTGCCTCACTGATAACTGACACGGCGTTCATCACCGCCGGCAGAGATTCCGCAGTACCAGCAGACACATATTCGCCTGATCCGGTATTTGGAATCCCTGCCATCGCCAGAAACTCATCAATCGTCATGCTGCGCTGTTCGGATGGCTCAGATTTACGGCCAAAAGGCCAGATATTCCACATATCACAGCCCCGCTAAGTCAGCCCAGCGTCGGCGGTTATCACCAGCGTGGCGCAGTTCAGGATGTTGGGAGAACAGAGAACGGTGCGCAATTTCCACGCCGGACTCAGGGTAAGCAGGCATAGAAGTAACGGTGATCTCCCGCAGCTCGGCAGCGGTAACAGTGCGAATATACGGTGTAGGAGTAATATCCCAGGACTCTTTCAGCGCACGGAACCCGAAGCTCATGCCGGAAATGTCTCCACGCTCCACCAGCTCCAGCACATCATTGCCAAGTTGGGTGTTTGGCGGGGTCAGCTCGAAACGCAGCCCGGTATCATCTTCGGACAACACCAGCGTGCCGGATTTGGTACGCCCCAACAGTTGGGTATAGTTATGCTCGTACAGCGCACGCACATCGCTACCGGATGCCAGACTGTCTTTAAACGCCCCCGGCGCAAACTGCTCGCGGAACTCATCCCAGATCACCTCTGACAGGCTGTTCCAGCGCACGGCATAGCCCACCAGCTTTTTGTTGCTGGCGCTCAGTTCGGAGGTACGGATTTCAAAATCGATTGTTTTCATTGTTGGACTCCACAGAGGGCAAAAAGGGGCCGAAGCCCCTTAAACGTCAGATCAGGAACCGGAACCTGAAAGCTCAAGCACCTTGATGGCGTTGGAGTCCACCACACCACCACCCAGGTATTTATCGGTGTGCACCTTGTAGAAACCCGGTTCGGTGATGTTGTCGGGGCGGGTACGCACGCCAGTGGTGTGATCCACGATGAAGTAACCGCGCTTAAAGTCGCCGACTGCCAAGAACGCTTCACCCGCATCCGCATCAGGCATCGTTTCCAGATATTGAACCGGACGGCCAAGGAGGGTATCGGGAGAGTCAGCGACGAGACGATCACGCCAGATGTAATCCCCGTTGCCGTTTTTCAGCTTTTGCAGCGTAGCGGCAGTGTTGGAGTTCATCACCCATACGGCATTTTTGCGGTATTTGGCTTTCAGCTTATACAGCAGGTCGATCAAGCCATCAGAGGAAACGGCAGCAGCTTCCATCTTCTCCAGCGTGCCGAACGGACGGGTTTTATCGCTGGTGGCCGCACGCGGATAGGACAGGAACCCTTTGGATTTTTTATCACCGTCGCCGTTCACAAAGTCGGTTTCTTCGGTAGCAGTGAAGGTGTCGGTGATTTCGGAAGACAGCCAACCCAGAATATCAACTTCGGAGAAGTCGAGAATTTCCTGAGTGGTTTTCGGGTAGGCGTAGATCGGGTTGAGTTTGATATCAACTCGCTCCATCTTCGGTGTGCTGGTTTCGGTACGCGCTTCGCCTTCGGTGCCGCGCTTAACGGTAGTACCGCCCACAGATACCAGCTTCTGGTATTCGTTGGTTTTGGTGGTCTTAACCGTGGCGATGGAGCGCATCACGCTGTCATCCTGCAACTGGCGCATGATCTCTTTGTCCAGCTCAGGGATAACGGTATAGCCGCCGTCAGCCTGCACCAACGTGGAGAGAGAGCGGGTATCGCCGGTCATGATGTAGTGGCGCAGCTCATCGTTGCTTACGCCTTTTCCTTCAACAGAAGTACTAGGCAAATTGCGCTGATCTTCGGCGACGGCTTCAAGGCGGGTGATTTCAACTTCAAGCGCATCAGCCTGGGCGCGGAGTTCATCGAACTGCTTGCCCTCTTCATCGTTCAGGCTTCGCTTTTCGCTGTCAGCTTTTTCCAGCATGGAACGCATCTGGGTTTTGAGTGCGGCTTTCTGCTGGCGTAATTCAAGTAATTTCTTCATGGAGTGGTTTCCGTAACAATTAACGTTGAGACGTGAAACCAGCGCTTGGAGGGATGTCCACCTGGAAAGGAAACCGTCGCAGAACGGGAAAAAACCAGGTGGACAGTGGCGGCTCACGTCTGAGTGCCACCCTTCAAGATATACATAATAATCAATGAGTAAACACCTCTATGTTGTCGCAAACAGCAGCGAAAACAGGAGAACAAATAATTTACAAAGTTTGATAATATGAACGGGAAAAACACCACTTCTGAGGGATTTTATGGACTTCGATTTTGATGATATGGCATACCCGGATATTTTTTTAATTTCCGGCGAGGAGTTTAAAGGAAGCCGGAACACAGGAAAAAATCAGGTAGATATCCCGTTTACTGACGAACCGCAAATTGAATTGGGCGATATTCTGATTCAGAAGATTGGAAGCCGCGAGTTAAGCCTTAAAGTTGTCGATCTTTCAATATCAAAGAACGGAACGCTGAACGTGGGTACAACGCATCCTCACTTACTTACGTTATCCGTAGAGAATCTTTCTTCCGACGCACACAGGACAGCAAAGAGCATGAATACTTTTAATATTGGCTCAGTCAGTGGTGAGCAAGTTCAAATAGGTGAAAGTAATCATATGCTTGTGAATATCAGTATTACTGAACTTGTCGAGAAAGTAGCCAAATCTGGCGATCCACAGGCTAAATCAATGTTGAAACAGTTACTGGAAAATAGCACCGTTGCCAGTATCGTTGGCGCTGGCGCTTCCGCGCTGTTAGGTCTGCTTTAAAATATGGCCTGGGAACACCAGGCCACTAGCCTACATGGCAGGATGATTATTCTTTATCCAGCCCCCACTGATAGAAAGCCCAGCTTGCCGTTGATTGTGCGCTATGGATAGCGTTCTCAAGGCCAGAGGTTGGGTACGACAAATCAGCCGCCATCCTCTGTAGAAGATCGAGGTAAGCGCTGGCATCTTTCGACAATTCTTGCCCCCCTTCTTCCAGCCCAGACTGGTACGATTCCAGATCAAGTTTTTCAGAAGTGACAAAAGCGCTCAGAGCCAGAAAATCCGTCACCGTAATCTCATCTTTATTTGAAATCTCATCAACGGCACTGTAGAGAAACTTAAGATCGCTCATATGCCCGTTATCTTTGCCAATCAGTTTCATTAATGACCTCTTTATTTTTCACGTATATATACAAAACTATGTTGGTTCAGTTAGTTCAGTTGGTTCAATTTGTAAAGATTATTGTTTTATAAGGATTATTTTCCGATGAGTGAACCAACAAAGCCCCGATTTGAACCAACATTGGGTATTTTCATGTTGGTTCAGCCCATGAGGTTCCAAAATGTTGGTTCAAACTGCCCGTTTGTTGGTTCAAAACTGCTATTTGTTGGTTCAGTGTTGGTTCATTTTTTTGAAATTAAACCCATATAAAACAGTCACATGAATATAACCAATAGACACTGAACCAACTGAACCAACATTAACAACCCTCACATGTGTAATTTATTCTTCTCCATCTTCCGCAACCTGGTGAAGCACATAAACGTTGATTTGACGCCCATCAATACGCGGGGATTTCTGCTGGTATCCACGCCCGCTGGACGGCTCAGAAAGCAAGCCAGCAGCGGCAAGCACGCGGGCAAACTGCCTGGCGTTAAAGCCCTGAGCTATCTCCTTCTCAAACGTTGCGGGGAACGTATAGAACACCAGCGGCGAATCATCATGGCTGCTTTTGCGCTTTCGATACCCGGCCAGATCGCGAATCGGCATACTGGACGGATCATAGGGCAACGGTGCAAAGCGGCTTAAACCGTAGGCATTCAGGAACGCCTCGCACTGCTCGATGATCTGCTGGTGCTCTTTGTTACCCGTGCCGAACTCTTTCACCCAGGCGTTAAAGCTATGCTGGATAGCGTCACGGCTGGCCTGTTCACTCCATCCGGTGATTGATGCACCAGTTACCAGCGCGGCTTCGAGGATTGCAAAGCGTTCGGCCACGCGGTGTACCTGCTCACCGTAATCCGCCGGGATGAGGCCGCGCCAGCGCGTTTGCGCGTCACGCACCGCCTGTTTAGCCTCCTGCTGGTTAGCCGCCAGCCATTTAACCCACTCACGCCCCGCCGCCCCGTGGTTATCAATCCAGGCTTCTTTCAGTGCGTCAGCATGAGCCTTGCCGTTTGGCAGACCGTTAAAGGCCGTCGATTTCTCCATAGGGATGTTGAGCAAGCGCACCAGCTGGCCCGCTTTCACTTTCAGCCCACCAGCAGCCAGGAAGGTTTCAATGTCCATTTCCCCGGTGCTGATCGCCACAGTGCGCCAGCGTTTAAGCTCCCGATTGCCGCCCTCTTTAGCTCCCTGCAACTTTCCGGCACCGTTAAACAGGGTGTAAGCAGACGTGGCAACATCTTTGGCACTACTGCCCTGTCCTACCTCATCAAGCGGTAACAGGCTGTCGTTATGCGCCTCCGCTTCGTTTGCTATGCCTAGCGCAGTACCGTACCAGGTAAGCCGCAACGCATCAGGCTCACCCCACAGGCTGCTCGCAATATTGGCGGTAGTGGTCTTACCGGCGCTCGACTGCTCGAACAAATGGACGCCGAAACCATCAGCACCCACCAGGCCAATAAGCGGCGCGGATAATGCCGCTGCCACGCCCAGCATCATGGAAGGATTGCCCCCGGCCAGACGGGCGACTGAATCCCGCCAGGTGGCAGCATTACCAGCAATGGCATACCCGGAAGATGCAGCGCTGCGACCGTTAAAGAGAATGGGCGTCTCTGGATCGCCAATCACTTCACCATCAGGCATGATATATGCGCCATGATGCCAGCCAGTGGTATGGGTTATAATCCATTCCCGATCAGTGCCGCTTTGCTGCAACCAGTCGGCCAGAATCGCCCGGAAGGTGCTTTTAGTGGTCACATTCACCCCACCAGCTTTAAGTGAGCGCCAGCCGTCGCGCTCACCGATATCAGCACAGGGGATCGCCCTGGTAATATCTTCATGGCCACGCGGCGAACGCCAGCGCAAAACAAGATAGCGCTCTGCCCCGTCACTACCGGAGCCGACCACCTCAAGAGGCGAGCACAGCCACGTTTCGTTATTGATGATCTCGCCACTATCCTTATCCACCTTTGGCGTGATCCAGTACAGGCCATCGCTGCGACTCTCCACGCGGGGTTTAAGTTCATCACCCGGTTCAGGCTTTGGCTCCCGTTTTTTCACAGGTAAGTTCACCACAATACTTTCACCGCGTTCGGCCTCTTCTTTGAGACGTGGAAGCCTGCCCGTCCAGTCCTCCTTCGGCTGAGGCTCAAACATGCCATTAAACAGCCTGGCCTCTTTCACATCCGCCAGCGCCAGTTTGGTTGCGATAGTGCTTATCTGCATTTCGGAAAGTTCGCCAGCGCGGATCACACGAACACTGCGACGGCCGTTATCAACGATGTTTAACCGTTCCAGTTCCGCAAGTTGCCTTTTACCCAGATAAACAGGCGGTACATCATCCCATGCCCTTTTACCTTCGCTCTCGATCCAGTGCTGCACATGTGAATAGGCATCTTCACCCGCAAAGATAATCGCCTCTGTAAATTTATCTTTCGGCAGGAATTTAATATTCGGGGCATTCTTCATCTTCATCAGTGCAACACCTTATTGGACATATCCGCGCCCAGGTCTTCATGCAGGTACTCAAGGTGGCAGCTTTTCACTATCTGCAACCCCATTTCGTTAATATCGCCATCGTCGGTAAAGCAGGTCAGCAGAATATCCCGCAAACGCCTTAACCCCTCATCGCGCCCGAACTCTTCAAAGCAGCCAAAAATCATATACTTCATCAATACGTTTTCAGTTACGCGCGGCTCCAGCGTGAAGCGATAGCGGGCCATATACTTATCGCTTTCCACCAGCAAGGTTGCCGAACCGGTTTCCGCTGTCTGGTGAGCAATACAGGCTTCGGTCAGTTTGCGGAACAATGGGCCTATCACTTCAAAAATATCGGTCATTGTGGGATACCTCCGCTCATCTGGAATTTACCGATCAGGGGATGGAACCAGTACGCAGAGCCATATTTGCGCTTAGCACTGCGCAGCACCAGCCGCGCCGCTTCTCTGAACTTTTCATCAGGCGCAACGAACCCGCCAGATTTCAGCTTAACCAGCATCACCCCTGTGTTTTTCGCCAGCTCCTCAGCCTTTTTGGTTGAGATACCATATTCAGCGGCAAGTGTTGCTACTGGCGTCATACCCGGAGGGATTTCTCCACCCTGACTATCGGTGAGTGACTTAACCTGTGCCTCAAGATGCAAAATCTTTTCAACCAGCAGATCAACGCGGTTAGCCAGCTCGTTAAACTTCACATTGCTGATCATGATTTTGCCTCCTGCGATTCATGGTCTGAAAAAGTAGAAATATCCAGTGAGTTTGCCAGTTCGTCAGAAAGTCGTTGAGCCAAGCCAGTTAAACTCATTACATGGATACGCTCTTCTTCTCCCCTGATAGTCGCAAGGTAAGCAGCACATGACAGAAGCGCGGCAACCTCTTGCGCCAGTAACAGCAAATCTTTTTTGCTGCGGTAGGTGTAAAAGTTATCCATTCAGCGCCCCCGTTGAATTCTGCTCAATCATGCTTGCCGCCAACTGATCCGATACTCGTCTAGCCAGGCTGATAAGATTTTCACGCCCAACGGAATCAATTTCGCACTCTTCAACAACCATCAGCAAAACAGCCAGTTCACAAGCCATTGAAGCGCTTTTATTTGCTAACTCACGCATGACTTACCTCCATGAGTTGAAAGGCATGGAATGGGAGGCGAGCAGCAAAAATGAGGTTTACACCCGGCATAGTGTCGCGGGCCTCCTGTTCGCTGGATGCGTTGACGTAGATCACCAATGGCTTAGTGGTAGGGTAGCGCTCAGAGGCGGAGAGAAATCTCCATGTAAATTCCGGGCGAGTTTGGTTATGCTGTAAGTCAGCCATATTGTTAGCTCCGATAACATTGTGGTCAGAGGCCCGGTTAGTGTTCCTAGCACTACCGGGCTTCGCACTTGAAAGGTGTATGTCACCTTTAATATTCAAACTAGCCCAAAGTGAAATACACTTCAAGCCTTTTTCTTTTATTTTTTTTGCGTATACTGAAATACACCTAACATAAGGAGTTTCAGTAATGGCAACAGGTGCGAAGAATGCAAAGTCACAAATGACCACAGTTCGAATCCCCCATGATGTGATGGAAGATATCGAACTTTTTAAACATGAAGGTGAAAGTACCGCAGGGTTTCTTGTCACTGCTGCGAAAGGCGAAATCAAACGCCGCCAGCGCCAAAAGGCAAAAGAAGAGCCAAAATCCTGAATAAAATCAGCGGGCGCAGAATTGCGCTGGCTCATTCTTTGACCACCAGCATTAACCCTGGTATGCTTAATCTGTTTCGGCTTTTCGTAGTGACATTGGCAGCTCTGCAAAGCTGCCTTTGTTTTATTCAGCGTCAGCATTCGGCACCTCCGGCAATACACCACCAGCGATCAGTTTCTTCGTTAACCACTGCTCACCTTTCCCTGTCAGCATCGTTGTGAATGAGGCTCTTACCTCGCCATTCGTTTCATACGTTCCCTGGCGAACGGCAAAATAACCGCTATCGATATAACGCTGCATAGGCAGGTTGTGGCGCTGGCCGCCATTGATGAGAATCCCCTGTTGCCTCATCCAGCCGAATAATTTGATGGGGCCAAGCCCTACGGCTTTGGCATAGTTGGGAATGGAAATACCCTTGCTGATCTCCGCAACGCGATCAGCGAAATCAACTTTTGGCGCAGCGGCCACCAGCCGGCTTTCAAGTTCGCTTGCCTTTTCGGCCAGATCAGCAGCAAGGCGCAGGGCTTCCGGTAACGTCTGGGGGATATTAGCGGCGGCTTTTGCCTGGCGTTCGCAGTTGATGAAGTAGCGGCGTACCTCCCGCCCTTTTTCGTTGCGCTCAACCATTGCCAGCTCTTTACCCATATCAATAGTGATCAGGTAGTCATGTTCCATCTGCTGCCGAGATTTTGCGCTCGCCCGTTTTGGCGTGCTCAAACTTTCAACAATGATGTAATCGACTCCAGTAGTGAAGCCGTACTGGCTAATACGCCCTTTAATCCAGTTGGTGAAATCACGCCCAACGCCGAGAAACGCATGGAGTTTTTTTGCACTGACCAGCGATACCGTCACGCCGCCAATATTTCCGGGGTTAACCGGAACCAGCTCATTTAATTTTTGCATAGCGCCCCCTACGCAGATTTACGGTTGTAAGGGGTATTGACGTTCTCAACAGCAGGTGGATTGCGAACCCACCAAAGAACATCTGACAGAAGCCATGCGCAACTATTACGGCCAAAGTGGCAGCGTGGCGGGAATTTACCTTCGTTCTCCATATACCAGCGGGTGGAACGGGAAAGGCTGGTTATTTCGAAGCATTCACTTTCACGAATACGGCGATCAAACTTAATCCCATATTCTGCGAGAATGGTGCGGCGTTGTTCAGGTGTTGGCGGGGTAAAAAGAGTATTTGACATGCTTCCTCCACTTCACACATTCAGAAGGACACTTTCCTAACTGTTCTTGTGTTGTGGAGGAATATTGATATCTACATCATCTTACTGATACAGAAGAAAAAAAATCATTTCCTACGCCTATTTTTTTGCTCAATCAACCTCTCCCGGATTTCTCTCTCAAACTTTTCCAACGAAAAATTTGCAAGATTTTTTTCGAAAAAAGGCCGAATAGTTTCACAGAGTTTCTTTTCTCCGACTGATAGATCAGGGAAAATCGAACCGGCAATTACACTACTGCTTATCCTGTTTCCTGTAATTTTTTGCCAGCAGAACAGGTCAGCATAGGGGAAGATTCCATAACTTATTATCTTCCTTCTGGCTACTTCCCAAGAATTTATTGATAGTTCATTATTTGGGTCTGGAATATTTAAGGAATTTCGCCATGATGAAAGCAAAGATGATAAATCTTCAATTAAAAATTCATCAGGATAACGTAAGTCCAATTTAACAAAAAAATCATCCCCGAAGTTATCAATCAGATTAATGCAGTCAAACAGCCCCAAAGTATCAGCATCATCATATTCATCAACTACTTTTTTAGAGTGCATTATTTTGAATATATCGTGACGCTGTAAAGGCTCAATCAGCATTGACGAACCAAGCCGCTTACCTGCATTTGAGTTATTTTCCTGCATATCGGATTGCACGTAATCAACACCTGCAAAGGCATCCTCACTATATTTTCTGTCAGCTATTGGATTAGACATTATTATTTTCAAATCATCTTCATCTATCCATTTATCATAATCTGCAACCATATAATGACGCATTAATAACTGATTAAAAAACTCTCTATCATCTAATGATTCAAAAGTTTTATATTTCCCTATATCGAAATACTCAGGCAAATCGCTTTTCTTGTTAATTAACATATCGTCACCCTCAACGCCCCTAATAACTTGCGAGCCAGGCGGGTAGGGTTTCCCGCTTTTCGGTTGGCCGACCTAGACCCGCAATATCAGTTTAATCTCTATTCGCTACAGTTAACAGAACCACATTTTGATGATTACCCGCAAGAAGTTCTAAGCGGTCATACCACTTGTTCAGCGCGTCCAGCTTCTCCGGCAAGTACAGACTACGGTTATAAATTGCCATAACTCCCGGCATTGAGTGGCCCAGCAACTGTTCAACAACGTGCGGAGCGATACCCATATTATTCATATGCGTTGCAAGCGTTCGCCGTAGATCATGCAATGTCCACGGTTCAGAATGTCCCAGTTTTTTATAAACGCTACGGCCCCACTGGCTAACCGCCTCGCTATTCTTCACAACTCCGAGAAGGTAGCCGGATGATTTTGTTTCATCGTGGAGAATTTCAATAAATGAACGCATCGCTTCTGGAACTGGCCGCACAATCTTTTCACCGCCTTTACTATGCGCTTTCGGAACCGTCCATACCCATGCCTCCATATCCCATTCGGCCCACTCGGATAATCTGGCCTCCTGGGTGCGGCAACCAAACAAAGTGGTGATCCTGAGCAAGTTTGTGTAGTAAGGCAGAAAAACATCGCCGGAAGATATAGCAGCCCACAGTCTCCCAACCTCTTTATCTTTCAATACCCGATCTTTTTTCGCCTGCTTTTTACCAACATCGGGAATACTCAAATCTTCAAGGGCGGTACTGACGGCGTAACGGCGAACGCGGCAGAATTTCAGAGCCTGCTTACACATCTGGAATACATAACCCGCAGCAACTGGCGTCTTCTTTTTCATTCTGTCAAAGCAGTCAAGCCAGTATCGGGTTTCGCAGTCAGCGAGCGCCATTTTCCCAATGTAAGGGTAAATATGTTTGCGTAGCTCCGCTTTATGCCGCTCAACGTTCGCGCGGTTTTCTTCCGCATATTCGCGTATCCAGTATTCGATAGCTTCCTGCACCGTGACTGGTTTAAGCGTTTCCTGAGTAGTGAGCGCCAACTGGTGCTTTGGGTCTTTACCAGAGGCCAACCACTGACGACATTTATCACGCGAAGAACGGGCCTCTCTGAGACTCATATCAGGGTAGCGCCCCAGAGTCAGCCGATGCAGCTTCTGCCCGTCGAGTCGGTAAGTAAACACCCAGCTAATGCCACCAGCTTTCGTTACCTTAGCGCTCAACCCGGCACCATCAGCATAAAACTCAATCTTACTGGCCAGGATGCCATGTAATCCCTTTAACTTCCTGTCGCTCAGTTTGTTAAGTTCGCCAGCCATAGACCACCACCCAGCCCAAAGTGTTTATACAAATGTTTATACAGAATTGCTTGCATAATAGCATAAACAACAAAAAGCACTGGAACAATATACAGTCATGATTTCATATAACCAATTGATTTTAAATAAAATATAAAAACCACCTCAAAGCATGAAAACAGCTAATCTGACAGTACGGCATGAACTGATACTAATCAGCGAAATGTTTGTTTTAAAAGGCGCTACTCGGCATGGGGAAGCGCCTTTTTTATTGACGTCACACGGGAGGCTTTGGCGATGAACGCGAGATGTGAACCTGTCTATTTTGGCGATGAATCTAAAAAGATAATCCTGGGTGATGCGCTAACTGAACTGAAAAAACTACCATCTGAAAGCGTTGAGCTCATTTTTGCCGACCCTCCTTATAACATCGGGAAAGACTTTGACGGAATGGTGGAATCCTGGGATGAGGAAGCCTTTCTGGCGTGGTTGTTTGAGTGCATCGACGAGTGCCATCGCATTCTCAAACCGCACGGCACCATGTACATCATGAACAGTACGGAGAACATGCCGTATATTGACCTCAAATGCCGCCAGCTCTTTACTATCAAGAGCCGTATCGTGTGGTCATACGATAGTTCAGGGGTACAGGCCAAAAATTACTTTGGTTCGATGTATGAACCGATCCTGATGATGGTAAAAGATCAGAAAAACTACACATTTAATCGTGACGATATTCTGGTTGAAGCCAAAACCGGGGCTCAACGCGCGCTAATAGACTACAGAAAAAACCCGCCGCAGCCATACAATCAGAAAAAAGTGCCGGGAAATGTCTGGGAGTTCCCACGCGTTCGCTATCTGATGGACGAATACGAAAACCACCCCACCCAGAAACCCAAAGCCCTCCTGGAGCGTATAATTCTTGCATCCTCGAACCCAGATGACAGGGTACTGGATCCGTTTGCCGGCAGCTTCACCACCGGTGCCACCGCCGTGGAATTGGGTCGCAAGTTTGTCGGGATTGAGATCAATGTTGAATACGTAAAAATGGGGCTCAGAAGACTGAGTATCGGTTCTCATTTTTCAGAAATTGAGCTTGCCAAGGTGAAAAAACGTAAGACAAAAAACCTGTCTAAAAAGAGTCGATTGACGGCAAAGAGCGGCGATCTTTCAACAAAGTAA